AAAGACATCTTGATGGAAAAACATGAATTTGCATCTTACACAAATTATCCAAAAGGTGCATCTGCAAATGCAGAAAAAGGAATGATGGAAAATGAAGAAAGAGGAAACAAATGTGCAACACAAGTTGGAAAAATTCGTGCATCACAATTGGTTGCAAGGAAACCGATTTCCTACAAAACAGTCAAAAGGGTATATTCCTATTTAAAAAGGGCAAAGACTTATGATTCAGGAAATTGGAATGATTGTGGAACAATATCATTTGCACTTTGGGGTGGTGATGTCATGTTGAGGTGGTCAGAAAAAATCATCAAACAAGAAGAAAACAAAACAAAATAATTTAATTTATATTTAAAAGAAAAAGCAAAATCATGGATTTAAAAGAACGATTGAAAATGATGCTTGGAATTGAAGAAAACACTGAAGAAGTGACTTTGATGTTACAAGCAAGACTTGAAGATGGAACAATCATTTCATCAGATGCAGAAGAAATGGCAACAGGTATTGTCATCAATGTTGTTGCAGAAGATGGTTCAGTTTTTCCATTGGCTGAAGGGAACTACATCTTGGAAGATGGTGGTGAATTCAGTGTTGATTCTGAAGGTGTTGTTCTTGAATTCAATCCATCAGAAGAAATTGATGAAGTGACTGAAGAAGATGCAACAGAAGAAGAAGTTGATGCAGAAGAAGATTCAGAAGAAGTTGCAATGTCAGAAAATTCTGAAATTCTTGATGCAGTTGGAATGGTTATGAAAGAACTTCTTGAAGAAGTGAAGAAAGACCTTGAAAACTTGCGTTCTGAATTTGATTCAATGCAGTCTGAAAAGCTTGGTTTGGAAGAACAAGTTGATTCAGTAGAAAAAGAAAAAGAAGAACTTGCAAAACAAGTTGTTGAATTGAGTGCAGAACCATCTGCAGAACCAATCAAAACATCAAAGTTTGCAAAGGAATCAAATGTAAAAATGAACAACAACAAACCTTCAAAAATGGAATGGTCAAACATGACAACCAAAGAAAGGGTTTCTTGGAATTTATCAAATATTAATAAATAAATTAACTAACTAAAAAAAAATTATTATGGCAGGTTTAGTAATAACAGGGTCAACATATGCAGGTGAATCTGCAGGTCAGTACATAGGTACTGCATTATTATCTGCAGCATCACTTGACAGTGTTACTGTATTAGAAAACATAAAATTCAAAAGAGTATTGAACAAGGTTGCAGGTGCAGGTCTTGTGACTGCAGCAGATTGTGATTTCACAAATGCAGGAACATTGACACTGACTGAATCAGTTCTTTCACCTACTGCATTGAAAATCAACATTGACCTTTGTTCTGATACAATGGCAGAAGATTGGTTGGCTGCAAAAATGCGTGCAGGAAGAAACAACCAAACAATTCCACAAGATTTCGAACAATTTGTGATTGGTTATTTAGGAGAAACAATCGCTGACCATGTTGAAACAAACTTTTGGAATGGTGCTGCATCAGGTGGTGGATTCCAAGGTCTTGCAACAGACACAACAGGAGTTCTTGCACAAAATGGTGATGTGATTGACATTGTTCCAACAACTGTGACAATTACAAACATTTTAACTGAATTGAACAAGGTTAAAAATGCAATTCCTGATGCAGTTTATGGATCAGCAGATTTGAACATCTACATTTCAACAAAAATCATGCGTTTGTACATTGAAAAAATGGCAAATCTTGGTTACTTAAACCAATACCATGTTGGTGCAGCACCTTTAAACTTTGAAGGTATCAATTTAGTACATGCACCTGGATTAGCAGACAACAGAATGGTTGCTGCAAGGGAATCAAATGTTTTCTTTGGTACTGACTTATTCAGTGACATGACACAATTGACAATTCTTCCAATGAATCAAATTGATGGTTCTTCAAATGTTAGATTTGTGGCAAAATTCAGTGCAGGTGGTCAAGTTGCAGATGGTTCACAAGTAGTTTACTACGGAACTTCAGCATAATTCAAAAAATGGAACAGGGCATTGTGTCCTGTTCCTTTATATATTAACAAAATAAAACCAAACACATGGCAATTTGCACAGCATTATCATCAGGAAGGGCATTGGATTGTAAAGATGCAGTTGGTGGAATCAAGAAAATCTTTTTTGCACAAGAACTTGGTGCATTGTCAATTGATGCATCAACAGAAATCATCACTGACATTGCAGCAACAACTGTTTTTCAATATGACTTACCTGTGAACACAGGTTCAATGACTGAAACAATTCAATCAAGTTCTGAAAATGGAACTGTGTTTTTTGAACAATCAGTCAACATCAAACTTCACAAACTATCTGCAGCAGACAGAAAACAAATCAAACTTCTTGCACAATCAAGATTGTACATTTTCGTTTTTGATTCAAATGACAATCTGTTCTTATTAGGTGAAGAAAACCTTGCAGAATTAACTGCAGGAACTATTGCAACAGGAGTTGCCAAAGGTGATGCCAATGGATATGACATGACATTCACTGCATTTGAAAGAATTCCTGCAAGATATTTGACACAGGACAACAGTCCATTCCAAGGATTGACAACACCTGCAAATATTACTATTACTGCATAGTTTTATCAATATATTTCAAGAAAAGGTGCAGAAATGCATCTTTTTTTTTGGTTAAACTTGACAAAAATGAACAAAAGATTGGTTTTTATATTTAAAAGAAAACAAAGACATGTTGCAGACTAAAAAGGAATTTGTTGGATTGACTTTCTTCATCAATGGAGTGTATAAAAACACACCTGAATTGACACAAGATGACATGAAAACACTTGGTGAAATGGGTTTTGGAAAGTATTTTGAAGAAGTTGCAGAAGAAAAACCAACAACAAAAAAGAAATCCAAGAAATGATTTTCATCACAAGAAGAAGTGTTGATTCACAAGGTGTTGAAACACCAAAAGCAAACACAATTGTTGTGACTATTAGTGAAAAATTGAAGTCATCTGCAACAAATTTTTTGTGTGTCTTTGAATCAGACCAACAACACACCATTTCAAAGACTGTTTTTGCAAGTGGTTCTTCTTTTGTGACATTGGGTGAAAGAACTGATTCAATCAGAATCATTGAAGGTGGTGCATCAACAGAAACTTTGACAGGAACTTTGAAAATATCACCTGCAGGTTTTTATTCATACAAAATATACCAACAAAACAATTCAACAAACCTTGATGTCAATGATTCAAGTGTTGTTGCATTATTGGAACAAGGAAAATTGACTGTTCTTGATACTGATGAATTAACAACAACAGAACACACAAACACTGTGGACAATTTCATTCACATAAATTCATAAAATGGCAAAGAAAAAGACAAAAGTTGTTTCAGATAAAACAACAAAGAACAACATTCCTTTGATGAATGTCCAATTCAGTGAAATGACATCACCAAAAGTGTCTGAAACAAGTCAAGGTGATTGGATTGAATATGGAACAAGTGATTTGAAAAATCAATATCCACAATTTTTGATTGAAATCTACAACAATAGTTCAACACATTCTGCAATTGTGAATGCAACTGCACAAATGATTGCAGGACGTGGATTCGTTATTGAAAACACTGAAATTCAAACTGCAGAAACCTTGTCAAAAGCAAGGAATTTCATGAATAAAGTGAACAGGAATGATGAATCACTTCATGATGTTTGGTCAAAGCTTTCACATGACATCAAATTGCAAGGTTCATTTGCAGTCAATGTGATTTGGTCAAAGGACAAAACAAGAATTGCTGAATTGTATCATGTCCCTGTTGAACATTGTCGTGCAGGAAAAGTGAATGAACATGGAAAGGTTGACACATGGTGGATTTCTGCAGATTGGTCACAATATAGAAAAGCAGAATTTGAACCAAGACCTGTTGCAGCATTCAACACTAATGACAGAACAGAATCTTCACAATTGTTTTATGGTGGAATCTACACTGCAGGACAAGAAATCTATTCTGCACCTGACTACAGGGCTGCAGTTCCATGGATAGTGACAGACAAATTGACTGCAGAATTTCACATGAACAACATTGCAAATGGATTTGCACCTTCAATGTGGGTGAACTTCAACAATGGGATTCCATCGCAGGAAGAAAGATTTCAGATTGAAAATTCTATCAAGCAAAAATTCACAGGTGTTCAGAATGCAGGTTCAATGGTCTTGACATTTTCAGATGATGCATCCAAAAAACCTGACATCACACCAATTCAACAAAGTGATGCAGACAAACAATTTGTTGTGTTGAATGAATTGACAATTCAGAACCTTTTCATTTCACACAGGGTGACATCACCACAACTTCTTGGTGTAAAAACTGAAGGTCAACTTGGTGGAAGAAATGAATTGCAAGAATCTTTTGAATTGTACATGAACACAGTTGTTGAACCTTTTCAGATGGTTCTGATGCGTTTTGTAGACATAGTGATGTCAACCAATCATTTGAATGTGAAGTTGTCTGTGGAACAAGTTAAACCAATCAATTCAAGATTTGGAACTGATGTGTTGAAAGAGGTGTTGACAGTTGATGAAATTCGTGCAGAACTTGGATTTGAACCATTGCCAAAAGAAGATGAAACAGTTGAACAAGAAAACACAGAATTATCACTTGAAAAGTGGAATGATTCACTTGTGAAATTGGATGAAGATTGCAAAAAAAAAGATGGTTCATGTGATGATTGTTCCTGTGAACAATATGACATGAATGATGACATTGCAGATGAACTTCTTGAAAGACTTGATGAAGTTGCACAAGTTGTGAATGTTGATGAATGGGAAGAAATCCATGAATCAGAAGTTTTTGATGCTAAAGGTGAAGATGAAAACATGTCAAATGTTGAACTTGCATCCATTCCATTCATTCCAAAAGGTGACAAAAGAAAACCAACACCATTTGGTGATTCTTTCATGTTTCGTGTTTTGTACAGATACAAAGGTGGATTGAAATCAAATTCCAGAAAGTTTTGCAAAAAGATGGTTGACAATTCCAAGTCAAAAGGGTATGTCTACAGAAAAGAAGACATTGACACACTATCATCAAAGCCATTGAACAAAGGATTTGGTGCAAATGGATCAGACACTTATGACATATTTTTGTGGAAAGGTGGTGTGTATTGTCACCATAGTTGGTCAAGGGTTGTTTTTATGCGTAGGAGAGTTCCAAAAGATGCAAATCTTGGATTCAATGTGATTGATGAAAATGGAAACAAAATCAATGTTCCTGCAGGTGAACTTTTGCCAAAAACACTTATCAAATATTATAAAAATAGTACAAACAAAGCATTGAAATCTGCAGGTGTTGTCCTTGAAGACAAGGTTGCACAGACAAGACCGATTGACATGCCAAACCAAGGAAAAAAATAGACATGGCAACACAAGTTCTTTACATATCAGAAAACAGGTTGAAAGAATCAACCACAATCAACCAAAATGTTGACACAGAATTGTTGATTCCAAACATCAAGATTGCACAGGACAAATACATCTTGACTGCACTTGGTTCAAAATTGGATGACCATCTTCAAAGTCTAATTTCTGCAGGAACACTTGATGATGCAGGAAATGAAAACTTTGAAAAGCTTGTGAACACTTACATTCAACCTGCACTTGTTCAGTGGACATTGTACGAATCAATCATTTTTCTTGGTTTCAAATTCAAGAACAAGGACATCATGAGAAAATCAAGTGAAACAGGGCAACCTGCATCATTGGATGATTTGAAATTCTTGCGTAATGAAATCCAAAACACTGCACAATGGTACACAGAAAGATTGATTGACTATTTATGCCACAACAACAACTTGTTTCCACAATATTCACAGAACACAAATGAAGATGTCAGTCCATCAAGACACAACTATTTCAACGGAATGAATTTGGAATTGCAACCAAAAAGAAGAATCAACAACATCACCTTGGATGATTTTCTTCCATCAAATTTGAAGTAGATGGAAAAGAAAACACTTTCAAAATATAAAATTAAAAACAAAAATGAATCTGCATTGAAGACATTTTTGAAGAAAAAAGAAACAAAGACATGGACAAAAAACAAGTGATGAAAGATGTTGTTGAAGTTCTTGGATTCAATTCCATGACATTGATGACTGTGACATTTGCAGACATTGAAAACATTTTGAAATTGATTGTTTTGGTTTTGTCAATTGCTTACACAATCCAAAAAATGTATCACTTCAAAAACAAGAAATGATTTTGTCAATGCACATTTTTTTTAATAAGTGCAAGAATAAATTGATTTTTTTTAATCATCAACTTTGTCTTGGTTTCTTATCAGGTGAAATTGTTGTGTTGCCATTTCTCATCTTTTTGATGTACTGATGTGCCACAACACACAAAATGCCTTAAAACAAAGGAAAAGTGTGTCAGAAATGATTTTGAATAAAACAACTAAAATCAAATAAAAAGAAAAAGATGTCAGATTCACCATTCAAGTTTTTCAAATATTCTGAATTTGATTGTCCTTCAAAAGTTGGATCAGGACAGAAAAACATGGACAAAAGGTTCATTGAACTTCTTGATTCTGCAAGGTCACTTTGTGATTTTGCTTGGAACATTTCCAGTGGTTTCAGAACTAAAAAACACAACCAAGAATTGATTGCAAAAGGTTACAAAGCAAGTACAAATTCTGCACATCTTGAAGGAAAAGCATGTGACATCATTTGCACTGATTCACACAAAAGGTTCAAAATCATTCAATCACTTTTGTCAGTTGGAATCACAAGAATTGGTGTCAATGATTCATTCATACATTGTGACATTTCAACAAACAAAAAATCATCTGAAGTTTTATGGACATATTGACAAACATTTTTGGTGGATTGTTTAAAAGTGCAGAAGGAATTCTTGACACTACAATCACCAACAAAGAAGAACTGCAAACAGTCAAAAATGAATTGCAAAGAATCTTGAATGATGCAGAAATGAATGCACAAAATCAAGTCACAGAAAGGTGGAAGTCAGACATGCAATTTGGCAACAAGTTGTCAAAATCAATCAGACCTGCAACACTTATTTTCTTGACCATTTCATTTGTTGCAATTAGTTGTTTTGACGGAAATGTTGGTGAATTCCAAATCAACAAAGATTTTGTTCCTGTTTACGAAATGTTACTTCTTGCAGTTTATGGTTCATATTTCGTTGGTCGTACAATTGAAAAAACAAAAAAATCAGAATAGATGTCAGAAGAAAACAGAAAAACAATCAGAATGCGATTGAAACCACATGAACACAAACTTGTCATGGATTCAAGAAAAGAACAAAGAAATGTGTTGATTGTTGGTGACTTACATGCACCATTCATCAAAGGTCAATGCAATGACGGTGAATCTTATCTTCAACACTGTCTTGATGTCTATGAAAACAACAATTGCAATCAAGTGATTTTGATTGGTGATTTGATTGATTCACATTTTTCAAGTTTTCATGAAACAAATCCTGACGGATATGGTGCAGGTGAAGAACTTGACCGAGCAATTGACCAATTGAAACCTTGGCATGATGCTTTTCCAAATTCAATTGTGACAATTGGAAACCATGATGCAATAATTTCAAGAAAAGCCGTTGCAATGGGCATTTCACAAAAGTGGTTGAAAGGTCTTTCAGAAGTTCTTGAAGTTCCAACATGGAAATTTGTTGATTCCTATGAACAAGACGGTGTCATCTACACACATGGAACAGGTTCATCAGGTGCAAGAGGTTGTCATAATAGGGTTGTGAATTGGGGAAAATCAGTTGTGCAAGGTCATATTCACACAGAATGTTCTGTTTCCTGGCACTGCACAAAGACATCAAGACATTTTGCAATGCAAGTTGGTTGTGGTGTGACTGATTCCAATCAATATGCACTTGCCTATGCAAAGAACTTCACAAAAAGGTCAATCATTGCATGTGGTGTTGTTTTGAACAATGGTGAACTTCCTATCACTTATCCAATGCATTTATAATTTTGACAACCATTGTTTGTGTATTTCATCACTTATTCTTGCAATCATCAATGGTGGAACTGACATGCCGATCAAATAGTGTGGTTTTTGACCTAAAAAATCAAAATCAAGTGGAAAAGAACCAATTTTGCAAACTTCATTTCTTGAAGTGTATCTTGGTGAATCAAACAAAACAAGTGAATCTTCATGTGATGTGATTGTTCTTGCAACTTTGTCTTTTGAAACAAAATTTTGTGAAAAATACTTTGGTTTTTTAAATTCCCGCATGTGTGCATCATTCATTCCTGTGTCACCTTCTTTTCTTAATTTCCAAATTTTTTGCATATTTTCTGACATCAACCTTCCTTGCATGTCAATAATTTCATCAAACAAAATTGGTTTGTCATTAAAATTAAGTTTTATTTTTGGTTTTTGTGTAAACATATCAACTTGTTCTAAAAAATTAGATGCAAGGTCTTTTCTAAAAGAAATAAAAAAAACCCTTTCCCTTTTTTGTGGAACACCCATTTTTGAAGAATCAAGAACAAAATGTTGTGTGTAATATCCTGCAGAATCAAATTCATCATAAATTCTTTTTACATATTCAATTGCGTTTCCCATCAAAATTCCTTTTACATTTTCAGAAACAACAACTTTTGGTTGAAGTTTTTTTGCAAGTTCAATAAAATCAAAAAATAATGTGTCAAGAACTTGTTCTGTTTGTCCTTCTCTGAATTTCTTTTTTTTGTTCCAATCTTTTTCCCTTGCACCTGCAATTGAAAATGATGAACATGGTGGTGAACCGTCCAAAATATCAAGTTCAAACAATTCTTTTGGAAAATCATTTCTATTTTTAAAAGTTTGGATTGGTTCAATAAAAGGATATTTTGGATTGTGATTTTTCAAATATATTTCACCAACTTTTTTGTCAACTTCATTCATGCCAATCACATCAAATCCTGCAAGTTTATAACCCATTGTTGAACCACCACCACAAGAAAAACAAGAAAACACTTTTCCTTTGTTTTTAGTGAAATTTGCATTTTTTAAATTCCAATTATAAAAGTATTTGTTTTTCATTTTAAAAATTTTTTAGTTGAAAGATCAGTGCATCATGCACTTGTTGTTGTGAATCAATCCTTTGTCCAAGTCCATCAAGATATTCAAAAAATTCATCTTTGGTCTTTGCAACAAAATATCCTTTTTGACAACTGCAAAGATGCAAAAGAAGTCCTGTCATTCTGATGTGGTTGATGATTTTCCTGATTCTTGGTGATGTCAATTTGTATTTTCCAAACATCTGTTTTGCATTCAATGTGTCACAAATGAATTTGTTTGACACTGCATTGTGTTTTCCAATTTTGTTTGACAATCCTTTGATGACTATTGGAAGAACTTTGTGAAGTTCAACATCAGTCAATTCATGTGTGTATTTTTCAAATCCTTCAATCATGATTTCAATTTTTTGACATGTTCACCAATCAATTTTGTTCTTTCTACCCATTCCAATTGTTGTGATTTTGCTTGTTCAAGTTTTTCTTTCTTTGCCTTTGATTTAGGTTCAAACTGATGCAACCATTTGAACCAAACTTTCACAGAAAGTGTGAAGTCATCATTGTTTCTGACACCATGGTGAAATGCACCTTTGACATCTTCAACATAAAACTTTGCAAATTTTGGAGTGGATGCCAAATCTTCAACCAAGATATTTGCAAGTGTCACAAAATCTTCTGCAGTGACATTTCTGACACCAAGTTCCAGGAATGCCTTGGAAATAATATCAACACAATCAAGTGTCAATTGTTGTTTGTGGTTTTTATATAGAAACCAAACTTGTTTTGTTTTATCCATTTTGATTTTTGTTTTGTTGTTCAACCATTTGTCTTGCCTTTTGCCATTTGTCAATTCCTTCAGAAATCTTTGATTTTGGTTTGTTGTTTGTCATTGTAGTTTTTGAAGGGAATGAC